GACAACATCAAGTATGCCGTGCTCCGCAGCGCGGAAACTCTGGGCCTGACTATCGAAGCTTACACCTATCCTGAAGAGTTCGAGCCCTGCGACGGCCTGGCGGTCATTGAAAATGCGCCCGGCGTGCTGATCGGCCAGCAGGAGCGGCAGAGCTTCGGCCTGTGCTACCGCACCGAAGTCGGCAACGACACTGGTTCCAAGGGCGACGACAGCTATAAGCTGCACATCGTTTACGGGTGTACCGCGCAGCCCTCTGACAAGGACTACGAGACGATCAACGATAACCCGGACGCGATCACCTTCAGCTGGGATGTGGATACCCTGCCAGCTGACGTTACCGGCATGAATCCGGTGTCTGAGATTGTCGTCGACAGCCGTCGGGCGGATGAGGCCAAGCTGAAGGCGCTGGAAGGTTATCTGTACGGCAAGGATGCTGACAGCACCACTTCTCCTGCCACAGAGGCTTCCGAGCCCATGCTGCTGACTCCCGATCAGGTCATCAAGATCCTGAAGGACGGCTCACTGTAACTATCCTTTTACTCCGGGGGCTCCACTGCGGGGCCCCCATCTTTCTTTAATTTTTTGAGGAGGTTTATCTGTTATGTATAAGAAGAACATTACCTACACTGATTTCAACGGCGACGAGCGAACCGATGCTTTTTATTTCAACCTGAGCGACGCAGAAATCCTTGAGCTGCAGGTCAGCTATGGTGGAGACATGAGCCGTATTATGAGCAACATGCTGGAAAAACGGGATGCGAAGGGCCTTCTGGGCATTATTACTGACCTGATCCGGACCAGCTACGGCGAAAAGAGCAGCGACGGTAAGCGGTTTATGAAGAACCAGGAAGTGAAGGACAGCTTCGTTACCACCGATGCATACAGCAAGCTGGTATTGGAGCTGCTGAATGACGAAAAGGAATTCGAGAAGTTTATGACCAACGTGATTCCTGCTGCCAAGCGCGAAGCCCTGAATGAAGCGCTTCTGAAACGGGAACAGGCGCTTACCGAGGAACCCGCCGAAAATAAAGTCGTTGAAATGAAGAAGGAATGATCAATGCTCCAGATGGAGATCGCCGGCGCGGAATACTGGGACGAGGAAAAAGAAGAATTCGTTTCCTCTCCCGGCGCCACCCTTCGGCTGGAGCACTCGCTTCGGAGTCTTAAAAAATGGGAAAGCAAGTGGAAGAAGCCATATCTGGCTCAGAAGGAATTCGCTCCAGAAGAGTTTCTTGATTATATTCGCTGCATGACGCTTGGACCGGAGGCTGATCCGCTGGTTTACCAGAGCCTGTCGATCGATCAGATTTTTCGAATCCGAGAGTACATCAACGATCCAATGACTGCCACTACTTTCCGGGAGGATCCCGACGGTCCCAAAAACAGGAGCATTACGACGGCGGAGATTCTGTATTACGAAATGAGCGAGCTGAACATTCCCTATAGCTGCGATACATGGCATCTAAACCAGCTGATGGCGCTCATCAGGGTTTGTGCCATTAAGCGCACGCCGAAGAAGAAAAGGGGGAAGAAAGACAATTCCGCCCGGAAAAATCTGAATAAACAACGTAGGGAGCAGTATGGCACCCACGGATAACTAAGGAGGCCTCAGGAAATGAGAGTCACGACCACGAAACGTGGAAGCATCACGAATACGATGAACTTCCTCAACCGGATCCTCAGCCGAAGTTACGTGCAGAAGCTGGAGCAATACGGTCAAATGGGCGTGGACGCCCTTGCCGCGGCCACTCCGCGAAGAACCGGGAAGACCGCGGCTTCCTGGGGCTATGAAATCGAGGTGGACAATCATTCCACCAAACTGGTCTGGACAAACACCAATGTGAAAGACGGAGTCAACGTTGCTTTGCTGATCCGATACGGACATGGCACGGGCACTGGAGGTTATGTCCAGGGAATCGAGTATATTGAACCGGCCCTTAAGCCGTTATTTCAAGGTTTTGCAGATGACATATGGAAGGAGGTCATGCGGGGATGAGCTTTGGCAAGAGCAATACGGAAACCAGAATTCTGCAAATGCAGCTGGAGAACAAGGACTTCGAAGAAGGCGTCAAGCAAACCATAAAAAGCCTGGAGAATCTGGAAGAGAAGCTTAATTTAAAGAATGCCGGAGACGGGTTCGAGAAGGTCAGCGCCGCAGCAAATTCTGTACAGACACGTCATCTGGAAAACGGAATCGATACCATCACCAGCAAATTTACCCTGATGGGTCAGATCGGCCTTCAGGCTCTTGAACGAATCAGCAGTAAGGTCGTCGATACCGGGACAAAGATTCTTCGGGCGGCGACTATCCAGCCAATGATCGACGGCTGGGGCGAGTTCGAGATGAAGACGAACAGCATCCAGACCATTTTAGGTGGTATCCGGAACCAGTTCGATGACCAGCCGACTGCGATTGCCGCCATCGGTGATGCGCTGGACGACCTGAATAAATACGCAGATAAGACGATCTATAACTTCGCCCAGATGACGGAGAATGTTGGTAAATTCACAAACCAGGGACTCGGTCTGGAGCAATCCACCAACGCCATCAAGGGTATTGCGAACTGGGCAGCTGCCGTAGGCGCCGATCCGGCACAGATGAGCCGGGCGATGTATAATATCAGTCAGTCGTTGGGTGCCGGAAGTATGCAGTTGATTGACTGGCGAAGCATTCGGTTTGCCAACATGGCGACTCCTGAAGTCAAGAAGCTGTTCGCCGAAGTGGCGAAGAAAATGAATCCGCGCATGTTCGACAAGAACGGTAAAATCACGGTCGGTAAGAAGAAGCTGGACGTGTTGGAGGACTTTGAGTCTTCGCTGAAAGCGGGCTGGTTGACAAATGACGTCATGGCCGAAGCATTCAGTATTTACGCCAATGCGTATAGCCAGGAAGAATTGGTTGCTAAATACGGAAAAGAACTTGGAAACCAGTTCTACGAGATGGGTGTCTATGCAGAAGAGGCGGCTACAAAGGTACGTACCTTCAGCCAGCTTATCGGAGTATTGAAGGAATCGTTGGGATCCGGATGGGCCAATACCTTCGATATTCTCTTCGGCGGCTTTGAGCAGCAGACGGAATTCTTAACCGCGATCAAAGAACGAATTGAAGAGATCATCAACTTTCAGACCGATGACCGGAACAACTGGCTGCAGAACTTCAGCGACGTCGGCGGCGTTAAGGCCTTTCAGGACGTTATATTGCAGACACTGGATATCCTGAAAGACTTTTACTGGGTGTTCAATGACGTGTTCGCCGTGATTTTCGATCCCTTCGGGCACAGCGAAGCCGATATGAGCGAAAGCGTCTTTGGCCCTCGCCAGGAAGGTTACACGCATCTTGCAACTACATGGGAGAATGTTAAGAGCATTTTCGACGATATTTCAAGCACTCTGACGCGATTCAGTACTTGGATGAAAACAAGCGACGGAAAAACTGGAAGGTCGCCGATTCAAAATCTGGCAAATGCTCTCAGTGGCGTTGCCGGAGCAGCCGGCATCGTCTTTAAGGTCCTGACCAACGTCGGCAAGCTTGTATTCCGTGTATTCCGTCGATTTGAACCGTTGGTCAGTACGGTGTTGGATCTGTTCGGACAGATCGGCGCAACCATTTATAATCTGTTCTTTAACCTAAGCGGACAGGGATCCATTGAGGAAATATTCGACAGGATTGGAGACGCCATCGAGCCGGTGATCGATTTCGTAGTCGGGCTTGCGTCGGCAGTCGTCGATCTGCTTCACAGCCTGCTTGGCATCGATTCTGCAGCGGATGACTGGACCGTACTTGCGAATAAGCTGTCGGCTTTCTGGGATATTTTCAAGTACGATCCGAATCTGGATTTTGCGGCAAACCTGAAACGGAGCATAGAGAAGGCGTTGGTTGCCGTCTTTGGCCCTGAAACGGCCGCCGAAATGAAGAAAGCCTGGAAGACGAATATCGCTCCGTTGGCCGAAGAAATCGGCAAGACTTTTGAACAGGCTTTCGGAGAATTGAGCCGGATATTTAACGGATTAAGTTCTGCCTTTGGGGCCGATTACAGCAATGCTAAAAACGGACCACTGACATTCCTGCAGTCTTTCTTCGAGGGATATTACGGAGACGACAAGGCCGGATCCGATGCTGCTTATGCCAATGTCCTTGGCATTTATATGCAGATTGAAGACTATTACAACG